CATACCGATCATCTGCATCATCTATATAACTATGACCTACATGGTTGTCAAATGATACTCCAAGTGCATCAGATAAAAGAGAAGGAATAGCATCTTCTGATTTCTCTTTGTCTTTGCCGTCTATAATACCAATTGAATCTAATATAGCATTATAGATTGCTTTCTTTTTACAGAAAGTTTCTGTTTCTTGAAGTAGCCATTCTTCATTAGTTGGTTCGTGCTGAAGTTTAGTAATATGTTCTTGAAAGTCAGAAGCTTCTTTATCAGATATATCTTTACGATTAGAAACTTCAATTGCAAGAATTTCTTTTGTGATTGGTTTATTATACTTCTCAAAGAAATTAGTAATCTCATTATAGATAATTGCTTCTTTTCTTTCAGAGAAATATCTTTTGTCTAAGAATGGGAGTACTTTACGACTGTACTCCTCATTAAAAACTAGGTTGTTAAGTATCGTTGTTTCAATTCTCATCTATTCCGCCGTAGTATATAAGATCGTTTTGTTTAACCCCATCGTCTAACATTTGCATGAGGAGGTCGCCTATAGCAGTTTGAAATTTGTCTTTATCAAAGTCTTTACCACTTGATTCTATTATATCATAATGGTATTTTAAAGTTAAATTATTTTCATCTAACTGTACTTTTCCTAGTACAAATTTAATACCAGAAAACTCATGATCAATAAATTCTAATGCAAACTGAGTTTCTTTATATGGTACTTGTTTATACTTCAGGGACATCGATATCATCCTCTATTTTAGCTAATTCTTCATCAATATTATCATCAGACATAATCTTACTAACAGCAATTTGATATCGTTTCTTGATAGCTTCTTGGAACGCTTTATTTGTTATAATAGGTTCCCAGAATTCTTTTGTATCAGTTTCTTTAACTCGGTATTTCTTTTCTGCAATTTCACCAGTTGCAACATCAACATGAGAATACCAACCAACAGATGGTTTAATAACAAATCCAAGTTCTAATGCCATATCTAAAAGACCTGACCATTTACTAATACCTCCATTAAATTTTACTGTAACAGGTATTTTAGATTTTTCTCTTACATAACGAGATTTTTCTACATTAATGATAAAGTTGTATCCCATTAATTCTGTACCATCTTTATCTTGTTGACGACCTAGAATAAAGATATTATCAGCAGAGTAATATGAACCAGTACCACCACCAACTACATCTTTAGAATACATTTCCATAGTTTTATATGTGTGATTAACAACAACCATTGGAATATCTTTAAGAGATAAGTGTGGAGTAACCATTCTGAATAATGATTTAATTTGTTTTGCTCTTGACATATCTGCAACTGATTTACCGTCTAATGTATCTTCAACTTCTTTTTTAGAAGCAAGGTTACCAATAGAATCAATAATAATCATAATATGATCACCACGTTCTACACCAGCAAGTTGTTTCATAATATCAAATTTTAACTGCTCTACATCTGTAACTGGAGTGTGAAGTACTCTCTCGGTATCAATACCGAAAGCATCAAAATATGATTGTGGTGTACCAAATTCTGAATCATAGAATAACAATGCTGCATCTTTATATTTGTCTAAGTATGATTTAGCCATCAATAAACTAAATGCAGTTTTAAAATGTTTTGAAGGACCTGCCCACATCGTTAAGCCAGGAGTCAATCCCCCATCAATCTTTCCACTTAGCGCAATGTTAATTGCTGGGATAGATGTAGTAATCATATCTTTTTTCTGAAAGAATTTTGACTTACTAAGAAGTTCAGAATCCTTAATAGTTGAATTTTTTTTAATAGTATCTAAAATGCCCATGTTTTTTCCTTATTGTTAAACTTCATATACTTCTACACCAGCTTCATGTAACATTTGAACCGCAAAGTCACATGAAATTTTCCAGTTTTCTTTTATACCTTCTCGTTGCTTTTCTATAACTACAGTCTTAATGCCTACTTGAATAATGCCTTTAGCACATTCATGACATATAGGTAAACCATAAACATAAATTGTTGCACCGTCAAGTGGTGTACCTGAATATGATGCATTAAATATTGCATTCATTTCAGCGTGTACAACATACTTATACTTTGTTTCACGATCATTTAATCGTTCATCTGAATCTACTATATTTCTAGGAAATCCGTTATAACCTTGAGCCAAGATTTGGCCCTTAGTTCCGACAATAATAGATCCTACTTTTGTATTAGGATCTTTAGACCAAAGAGAAACCTCTTTTGCTAAGTGAATAAATCTAGAGTGCCATTTGGATGACATTGTTCCCTCACTAAATCAAAGTGTCGTTCATATACATGTAACGAAGCTACATTCCAATATATGCTACCAACAGCTACAGTCATATCAGATTTTGAATTTAAATCTAATACTAAATTATCAAGCACGTGCTTTTGCCAGGCATAATCATTTTTGTAACCAAATACTGCATCATTAGATCTCATATAAACTAATGCATGGACTGCATTATCTCGTATAAGATACTGTACAGTATTAGTACACATAAAGTCAGACATACCGCCTCTATTATAATCCATATGCATAGTCGGTCTAGTATAAATCATAGTAGCTCTACGCGAATCAGGATTATTATGAAGTTCAACTAATACATTTGTGTATTGGTTATAATTATCATCTGACCATATACACCAACCATAATTAGAATTGATATAGCCATCTTTTGAGGCTACCATCTTCCATATTTCAGGGGTACCTCCAGGAATATGATTCACATTACGAGACTTAGATTTATACCATGCTAATTCTCTATCAATGTAATCTTGATTTGGAGTACCAAATATACTAGGTTCATCTGCATAAAATGCAGCATTAATAACCTCAATAGTTTTAACACCTGATTTATCAGTAACAAATATATTATCTTCAAGATTACAAGCTAATTGGTATCTTATATCATCTAAATTAATCATGTTTAGGCCTATTTAAAAAGTCACGGTCAGTATCTTGTCCGTCAATACCACCTCTGATATATGATACACCGAATGAAGCATAGTTAATAAGATCAACACAAGAGTCTTCGAGTGATTCAAAGTTTGGATTATAGTCTGGATCTGATTCCATTGCTTCTAATACAGATTGCATTCTTAATACTTTAGCATACATCGTATCTAGAATTGTAGCAAATCCACGCGGATAATAATCTGCCTGGCGTATTCTTGAATTGGGGTTTTGATAATCATTAGACTTTTTAGTCTGAAGTTCTGCTGCTTGCTGCAAAACCTTTAACGATTCTTTCATAAAGTTTTCCTTTTCAAATTGCTGCGGTTTGTAAAGTGGTATATGATCTGCTGCGGCGTACAGATTTACCACTAAAAGAATTATTGAGCAAGCCATAGGGTTTCAGATGATCAAACCAACCTATAACTTCTCCGATAAAGTCTCGAGCCTTCGTCTTTGATGTTTTAATTAAACTAGACCTGCTCAATAATTCCTTATCATAATGCTATTATATCCTGTTTTCGAATTAAAGTACATTATTTTTAGGTTTTTTTAGATTGATAGGATAACATTGTCCAGAAGACAGAGAGGTAAAATGACTATAAAAGTGTTTATCATTATAACCTTTGCTAGGTCTCCAGTAGTCAAAGAATGTTTTAGCATTTGCCACTAAAACAAAAGACACTTCATAATATAATGCAGATGGATCATCATTCATTTTTGCGGCTAAGAATAAGTCTAGATTTTTATGGTGTTTATTAAAGGTTGATATATTATCATTATAATATGTTACCCATTCACAATCACTTTCTATCCACTTAACTTCTGTAAGTAAGTTCTTTTCTGTTAATGATGCATCCCATATATAAGTATCAGGATTTGTATAATCAAACTTTTGTGTATTTCTTCGGCCACCAAATATCATAACAGCGGCAGTTTCAGTTACAATGCCACGTTTACAGTGTTCTTTTATTGTATCTAAAGACCTACCTTTTCTATTTTGACTAGCAAAGATTTCACTAGCCATAACTTCAATATCATATTCAACTTGAACTTTTTCCACTCTATAATTTTGGTGAGTTCTAGCATGATTACCAAGCTCAATTATATCACTTCTTGATAAAGCCATACTATTCGAAGATAGTGAAATAATACTAGATGAAGTCAAGATACAATCCTCTGCCGTATATAGCCACCATTAATAAGTTTAATGCCCACAAGGAAGTCTTATTCCAAGCAAACCCAACATAAGCAAATACTAACGATCCAACAAACAATAGAATATTATTCAGAGGATATACATTGATTGATGTATAATAGCCTCCGGTAATAAGAATTGCTGAGGCAATCCATGACATAATATCTGCAAATGTTTTAGGTATAATATTAATCATATACTTTATCAAGCATTCCTGCTAGGTCCTTATGTGTAGGTGATGTCCAGCCTTCGGGCTTTATGAGGTCGGGCATGTTTAGTGGATTTGGTCGTTCAGTTTTAATACCAACTTCTTTATCCATATTGGCATTCCACACTCTGTCCCATGCTTCATATGCATCACAATCAAAGGCATCTAATGTACCAATTGCAATAACACATAGATCTATAAGAGCATCTACTGCGTCATCTGCTGTTACTGCCTCTTTCATTTCGTCTAACTCTTCTTGTAAGAAGTCAATGCGGAATTGTAAGAAAGCTTTTAGCTTTTCTTTATCCATGTTTCTTACTACTTCATTCACAGCAAACTTGCCGTGCATAACACTCATATCTTGTACCCAATCTTTTGACATACACATCTCCTTTTAATAATACTATTATACCATATAAATGAATTAAAGTACATTACTTTTTTCTAAAATAATTTATCCATATCATTCTCTTTATTTGTTGACGGCATTTACTTCCTCACATAGTTCTTTTTCTTCTAATACGTTAAGGGTTTTACAATCTTTCCCTGTAGCATGACTTATTGCATGATCGGTTAAAGATTTCTCTGTAGAAATAATGCTTACTGCTTCAGCTCCAGCTTTTACTCGTTCAGTAACTTCAACCGCTGTAACTACAGTACTACTGGTTCCTGCAGGGAGTAAAAAGGTACATCCACTAATTAAGAATGCGACTATCGTGATCAAATTTTTGAATATCATCCTTTCTCTCAATCAGTTCATGAAGCAATTTATCAAAATCTTCTTCAGTCATTAGTGTTTTATATAAAGACAAAGCTTGAGCCAACATAACGGATGCTGGTGGAAGTGGATCGTTAAGCTCTCGTGTTAATTTTTCAGTAAGAATAAGATATTCACCATAAATCTGTTCAATTTCCATAACTTCTCCTAATAATTATAACCAAATTTAATACAACCATTTGCATTCATACATGGCCAGTCAGAATATTCTCTGTAACCACATGATTGCCCGGTTATATACTCATTATATTGTTCTTCGTAAAAAATTGGTCTTGGTGCAGAGCAAGCACTAACCAAAAAACAACTCAAGACTAGAAGACTCTTCGGCTTTCCAACCAATAGGTTGTATAACGATAGATAGTGCATCTAAAAATACCTTTTCAAATTGTAAATCATAATCAATGTAATCGTGTAATCCAAATTCTTTAGGAAGTTGTGAATTAAACGCAATAACATTCTCGTGGAATGGGTTTTGCTTTTTAAGATAAACAAATTTAATCTTATTACCATTCGTAATAGGTTCATACTTCTTAGTAAGACTCATCTTTTTAAGATAGTGGTTGTGAAGTAGTGCACCACGTACAGCAATCGGGGTACCTTTCTTATAGATGCCTTCCGTTCCTGAATATTGTGTAAGGGCAGATACTGATCTAGGGAATGCAATATCTTCTACAGGAAAGCTAAAGAATTCAGTTCTAAACTTTTCTACAAATTGATAAAGTGATTGCTGATCCTCGTGTAAAATAACTTGAAGTGATTCGTAAAGTTTAGATCTTACTACAGCTGGAGTGGATGACTTAACCATTTCAAGACCCATAACTTTAACTTTAGGTTTAGCATATTGTACACCTTCAGAGTTATGAACATTGAGTACATACCTTTTCTTAGCAACCCATATACCTTTGTCAGCAAGTACTTCACGTTTCATTTGCATCTTTTGCGAATAAGCATTAGTATAGTCAGATAGTTCTTGATATCCTTTATCGATAAACGGTTGAATAATCTTTTCACAGGCATTATCCATATACTTAATCTTTTCGACAGTGGTTTTACCTTCACATGTTTTTTCAACAAGTTTTTCTAGAGTAAGATAGATTGAATCGGTATCAATACCGATGACATAGTCTTTATTATCAGTCTTTAAAGTTTTATTCATAAAGACATTAAGCTTATTTGCCATCCATCGAATAGACAATTGACCAGAAGTCGTAATACCTTCAGCAATACGAAGATCATAATATCTAAAGTACTTATTACCGACAGCACCATAAGCTGAGTTCAATGCAATCTTCATTGCCATTTGAAGGTTAGTCAACCTCGATATCTCTTTAAGCAACACAGGATCTTTAGTCTTTTCGTATTCTTGTTCGACCTTTAGCATTTGCTTTTTAAACTTAGAACGATTGGTATACATTTCTTCCATAAGAGCAGGTAAGAAACCTTTAATATCTTTACGGTAACACCAACCATTTGCAGTAACAGCTAGATCTACAAGTTTATGTTTGTCTATAGGTTCACTGTTTAAGAGGGATTCAACATTAACATCCATTCGAATATCAGTCAGTGTTTCAGGTGACATGTTGTATTGCATAATCAAATGTGGATACAGACTGTTCAAATCGAATGAAGCAATCCACTTATGAGCACCGACTAAAGGATCTTTAACATATGCACCTTCGAATGCCTCGGACTTACCTTGATCTTCTTTTAATGGTACAACAATCTTACGGTCTTTAAGATAATTATAGATGATCATATCCCACATACGTACAGGAGAATACACATCAACAAAATTTAATTTAGATGAAAAGGCAAGTGTGTATACTAATTCAATAAGCTTCATCTTGTCTTCAAGATGATCAACTAATTCAGTATCTCGTATGTTATAGTCTACAAAGATCTGCCAGTCTTTAGTATAAAAGTCTTTGAAGTTATCGTGTGGATTTTCTAGTTTATTAGATCCTAGTTCTACGTTTGCAATG